AGCACATTTTCCCATAACGCAACGAGGTCACCGCGTAACATTTACGCAAGAGGGGGGGATTGTATATACCCCCCCTTATAGGGGGGTAGGCAATTTTGCCTAAATAAACTATTGATTTTACTACATTTTTTACGCAAAATTAACCTATTTTGCCTATTTTGCCTAAACATACTAAACCATTGATTTTATTACATAATCTATGCAAACGCAAAATGGGCAAGATACTTTGCCTAGTTTAATCTTGCGTAAAAAACATAAATTTTTTTATTGACATATATATTATAGTATGGGATAAACACCATATGTTTAGTCTAGTAAAAGGAGAAAAATTATGTACTATCTAGCATATGGTATGAATACTAATAAGGAGGCGATGGCGGTACGTTGCCCCAAGGCCAAGCCTATGGGTGGGTTTTACCTACCTAACTATCGTTTGATCTTTCGCGGGGTTGCTGACTTCCGTGCAGATGCAGATGCTATCTTACCAGTTGTTTTGTGGGAGATCACAGAGGACTGTCTAAAATCTTTGGATGCGTTGGAAGGTTATCCGCATTTGTATAACCGCAGACAGTTGAACAATGGTTGGTGGATCTATGACATGAATGGCAACAAGAGCCATTTACGTTCACCGTCTGGTGGTTACTACCACATGATCGAGTGCGGTTATCGTGACTTTGGACTTGATGATTACAACTTGAGAGCCGCATTACGCGATGCTGATCTTGTTGGGCTAGGGGAGACAGCGTGATGAAATATTGGATTGCAGACATTGAAGAGCGAAACGGTGAGTTTGAATACACTACCCCTATTCGCTTCAAAGCAAAAACTTTAAAAGATGCTGTCGCATTGCAAATGCACCATGTTAGCACTTGGTATGGTAAAGAGAACATGACTTACGATAAAAATGATGAGTGTTATTATAATGGTTATGTTGCGGTTGGTGATGGCGCATTGACTGAAATTGATAAGCATACATACGAAAAACTTAGCGGTCATTATTCATTACCAGATATGTCGGAGGTTGTAAGATGCTGACAAAGAGTGAGTTAATCAAACTGGTTCACAAGGCGTTGGCTGACAGCAAGGACAAAGATGTTGATTGTGAACGCCTGACTTCATTCGAACAAGATAACGATGAGGTTCTTTTAAGGTTTTTTGGATTGGAGGAAGAAGATGAAAGTTGACGTTCGAAGTCCTGTGTCTGCTTATATCGAACTAAATGGTTTTACTATTTATGTTGAGGTTAGTGAGGCTACAGAAAACAAACCGCATATTAGTTATTGGGAGAAGAAAGAAGATGAGTAAACTTATTAAGCTTTTGGAGCAGATGGATGCTGACTTTGAAGATCGTTGGATTGCTGTTATTGCTATTTTGATGGTTATTATTTCGATTTTAGGAGTTCATTTTGAATGGATTTAGATCTTGAAATAACCCGAATAATTTGACCCTCGCAAAAATGCGGGGGTTTTTTTGTACCCAGCGGATAAGCCGAACAATTCATCGGGTTTATAAATAAGTTGGGACGCGGTGGATTTTATTTGCAAAAAAGATAAAAAGGAAAAAAAGCCGCGCCCCAATTAGTTTAACAATTACGGGGGTAATCGTATAAATCATTTATAACTTAATTTTACATACATTGCAAATTTTTCTTGCATCCCATAGCTTCCCATGCTATTGCTATTCACACAGTAGGTTACCGCTTGTTTCCTACTGCCTCAATATACTAGACTATAACCCCTGATGTTTTTATTTCTGTTTTGGCATCGGGGGTTTTTTTATAAAAAAATTTATATTCCCTATTGACCCATTAGATAAATTAGTTTATGTCTTATAGTATATCTAGTATAAGGAGGATTTATCATGGGATTAGATATGTATTTACGCGGTGAGCAATACGTTAGTGAGTATGATCATTCGCAACAAGCACCCGAAGGTGGTAGCTTGAGAGTTGAGCGGCCTAAGATTGATGGCTTTGATATTTGTGAGTACGTTCTTGATATGGGACAGTGGCGCAAGTTCGCACCGTTGCACGAATATATTGTGGACGAGTTTGCAGGTGGCGAAGATAATTGCCAAAGAATTCACTTTGAGCCTGAAGATCTTCGCAAGATTGCCAATGCTTTACGGCACGACAAGTTGCCTGCCAATGAGGATTGCGGTGGGTTCTTTTTTGGTAGCCCCGAATTTTGGCAAGAGGAGCGAACACAACACGCATGGGATCATGCGCAGAAGTTCGAGAAAGCGGCTTTCTGGATGGAGCAAAAAGGTTGGCGTTCCGTATATTATCAGGCGAGTTGGTAATATGTGGATTTGCAACAAGTGCAACAAAGAGTGGGGGGTGGATGAGTTTGCCCCCGACCTTTGCAAGTGTGGTGGCGAGGTCAAGTTTATTGAGCCGCAGACCATGATTGAGGTTAACAAAGTTCTGGACGAAGCGTTTCAGAAAGTATTTGGGGAGAAATGGTGATGGAAATGATGGAGTTCGTAACCAAAGTTCATGGTGAGATTGTAAAAAAAACTGGACAAAATTTAAATGAAATGCGGTTCATAATGGATGTAGCATCACCGTTACAAGAACGCGGCAAAGTCAAAGAAATTTACACCCTTAAACTAGATGATTGTCATTTAGTTGATTTAACAGACATTTGGGATTTTGCTTATAGAAATGTTGCACCTAGCATGTTTGATTATACTGATCCAGAATTAGTCCCGACCGAATTACCAGAAATTTTTGATGGCAAAGTACCTAATGATGTCAGGATGCCATTTGATAGACCGACATTATTGTTTACTGAGAAAAGTGATCTAATGAACCATAAGTATGTTGAAGATGAAAGAGGAAGGGGTTGGAGTGCTTACATTATCTTCCCAAGAAAAAATGCACCAGTTGACGGTCAATTTGTTGTGTTTGCTGCAAGTATAGACGAACATGGATTAACAGAAACTCAATTGTGTTTACTTGCTCCTAACGGCAAATATATTCCTACATGGCAAGATAGAGCATCAAACGAAAATAAAGACAAACGAAGAACTGAGTTGTTTTTTAACGTGGTATCTTACAATCTAGCGGCTTCGTTAGCCGTAATGAACAATCCTAGACACGTTACTTTCGTGCCTGCGGCTAATAGAGCTAAACGTAAACTAGCGCACCGTGGGATGGGTACAGCAATGGACGCTATGCACAGAGTTGCTTGGGATGTTGATAAGCCAGTGAAAGCTAAAACGCCTCACGATGAAACATTCCATAAAATGCCATATCATTACAGACGCGGCTATTGGCGAAAGTGTGATAAGGATAATCCACGGGCTGAACGTAGATTGCAAGCCCCAAGATACCGAGACCGTTTTCTATGGTGGATGTGGATTGACGGTTACTGGGCAGGACATCCGATGTTCGGCATTAAGAAACAATATTGGCAACCCCGTAAAAAAGAGGAGACAGCGTAATGGCTATTGAAGACGATACTATGTGTATGCACTACACACTTGAAAGGCTTAGTGACATCAAGACTGAGACTGATTTGAATGAGTTCAAAGACGAGATCAAACACAATCTTGGTGTAAATGAGCAATGGCGCAGGGACAACCCCGCGTACCTCGATCTATTAGCGCAAGATGACTTCGATGTTCTTAGGGCTGTTAGAACGACTAAAGACAAATATGTTCGCAGAGCTTTGGAAAAATCAAAGAACGTTAGTTCTGCTTCTAAATTATTGGGGTTGAAAAATTATCAAACCCTGCAAAACTGGATGAAAGAGTTAGGAATTGAAGATGACAGACGATGATAAATTTCACACGGTTCATGTGTACCCGAAGCCTGATCACTATCCTGAGAAGAGAGAGTTTTTTGTTGAGATAGAGGGCGTTGTTAAAAAGACTTATCCAATCAAAGCTGAGAGTTCTGCAAAAGCCAGTCAAATGGCTAAAAGCGAGTTTAGCATTGAGTTTGGTGGAGATAAGGAAAAGCTTTTAATTAACGATGTGTGGAAGAAATGATTGAGTATTACACAGCGTTAGTTCTTTCTTATACGTTACATACGCATGAGATTGACACTGTTGTTTGGTTTGAAAGTGAAAAGCATTGCATTAAAGCCATGAGCAGCCGCACATTCGATAACATGTATGATCATATTTATGAATTATATGGCAACGATATTTCTATGTATTGCGCTGTTTCAAAATCTCAATCAACAAAAATAATTAGGCCGCGAGTTAGGCCTAATTGACTATTTTGGCAAATTATATTTTTTTATAATATTCCGAACAAATGTTTCAGTTGAAAACATTACTTCTGCAATTTTTGGTATTTTCATTTTTCTGTTTAAAAAACTATTAACCATCTTCGCATTTTTAGATAAGTTTTTAACCTCATCTTCTTTTTCAGACCAAGTTTTAATTTTAATCTGTCCTCGAAGATGAGGTTTTTCTGATACGTCTAATTTGTTTTGAACGCACCAGTTTTTGCTGTAAAGATCCTCGTATCTTATTCGATCTTCTTCGCTATCGTAGACTTTACCTTTTACTTTAGCCTTCAATCCCATCTAGCCTCACCCTTGAGGATAACAGCGTCCCCGACAATGCCAGTGTTGCAGATCTTTGATGCTTCTGCATTGAAAGGTAAGTCTCTAAGCAGCCCCTCTTCATTTACGAGGATTTGCCATGTTGGGTTGTCTGGTGATCTAACAATCTCCACTAGACCCCCGACAAGCTCTTGAGCCTTTTGCAGGCTCGGCCTGTCTTCTTTTGTATCAAATACTGTAATCATTACTTTCTCCTTTTTTTATTAGACTGGGATAATTAGCATACTTTACTATATCTAGTCAATACCTAATTCTTCCTCTTCTCTACGCAATCTACCATTCACGACAC